TTCATCTGCAAGTTGTCTAAACTTGTCAAACATCATTAAGTTTTCTTGTGATGTATTAGGAAACTTTAAACCATGTATAGCTTGTCCGGGCATTCCTGCTTGTCTACGGAATATTTTACCCGGATATATTTCCATACTTTGTCCACCAACTAAAGCAGACTCATCAACATCAAATACTAACGAACCAGACATAGCTAAATTATCAATAGCCATTCTTGCATGACCATTCATAATTTGCTGTGAATCATCCATATTTTCTGCTATACCTATACCAAAGAAGTTATAAGGATTTCTTTCGTATGGGAAAGCATGATATGGTATTCTATATGGAGTAAATGGATTTACTACAGCTCTTAATAATTTATCTCCACATATCCATGCATTAATTTGTACTTCATCTAAATCATCTATATCATCTGATAATTCTATACCAACTTCTCTTGCATACTCAGCAT